CAACAACTTTACTAATCTTCATGTACACTACCGAGTAATTAGTTACGTGGAACGGGATGTGGCTCAAAACTGAGTCCAGACTATTGTAAGAACCTAGGACATCATAACGATGCTCTGTCCGCCCGAAGTGGGAAAAGTCAAGTCTGGAACAGTGTGGCAAAGGTTGTCCACTTTCTTTGAGTGACTGCTTAACAACTGCGCATTTCGGCGTGATGCCGAAAGGATAATTCTTAACTGAACTGAGTAACGTTCTCTCCTAAGCAATGTATTTGTATGGAGTTTGCAATCTCAGCTCGGACATTGTTGATGAACTGAAATGCGTAGGAGAAAATCTCTGCAGTACGGGAAGTGTAAAAATGTCTAAAATGGTTGACATGACAAGTAGAGCAAGCACATGGCGTCCAACCTCACACGCGCCATGTTCGGAGGACCAACCGCGGTTGTTAACCTCCCCCACACCCAGTTTCTCCAACATGCATGATGGAGAAGATTAACGCAGACATTGTAGTACCGGCTTGTCCGTCTGTGTCAATTCCAATTGTGCCCGAGCAGAAGGAAGAGAAATCTGCGGAGGTTCCCCAGCTGGTTCGCCTGTCGCAAGACGAGCCTGCTGAGAAAGTTGGCAAGGAGAAAACCTTGGTTGAGCTCGTAGGAAAGAAGCTACCGAAAGCTAAATCCGCGAGAAAAACTGCCGGGAGGCAACCTATCCCGCGAAAGCCTAAAGTTCCTGTTAACCATAGGAAGGCTTTCGTGCCCCAGCCGCAGCTCCGCAACAGGTTTGCGTCGGCCGCGCCCCAAGCAACGGTTGCAAAACCAGTTATAAAGGCACCGCCTTTGACACTGGATGTCAATGACGTCTTGGGGGAGATGCAGGACTCCATTAAGAAACTGCAGGAAGACCGCGATGATAAGCCTACCGGCGAAATCAATGGCGGTGTAGATGGTGGTTTTGCACCAATTTATGAACCTTACGTTGACAAAGATCACGGGTTCGCCACCACATTGAGGTTCGTCCCAATATTTCTTTATGCCAAGACGCCAAGCTTGACTAAGAGATCGGACTTCAAGGTTACTTTCTTGGTCGCCCTTCTGGCTGTGGTGCTGTACCAATGCCAGATGCTCACATCGTGGGGATTCGCTCTTTTCAGCCTATTCCTGCCTTTGACATATTTCTTTTCCTGCCGTGCCCTTTGTTTTTTGTGGCTCGGTTTGAAACTGGGAGAGAAGTATTGTTTTCCCAAACCCCCCTGTTCCTCGTCTTTATGGCCCGACATTTTAAGGCAGCAAGATTTTGCGCCTGTCGAGACACTGACGTGGAACCCTTTGCGCCACCTGCTCTGCGCAATCGACCTCTTTTTACAGTATAGGGCAGTTGAGTACGGCTATCGTGAATTCGTTATCACAGGCCGTGTATACCACCTGCACTGCTTCCAGGAAAGCAGTTGGACGCAGGATGTACGCCCTGCTAACCAGCGGGCAAATAAGTGCGTGGATGACAAGGTTCAGTTCGTTATTTCTGCAATGGACTGCCATTTCGCTAACACGCGCACCACATTCGTGTGGTGTCCCGAGATCTGCAACCAGGTATTGGCCCGGTTGAGCTCGATGAAGGCAGAAGAGCGCATGGACATGGCTAAGCAGCTGTCTGTGCGTGTCACCAACCTGATCATAGAGTCCAATGGGTACTTCGATGCAGCTAATGGATCTGCACGAATGGCTGTGATCAAGGCTTCCGCTCGTGACGTTTCGGACAACGTCACCGCTCGTGCACAGGATTTAAACTTCAAGGGTGCCACCGGCCAGCCGTGTATGGTTTCGGTTATCGCACCACTGATTCTGTGCCCTTACCTCCTGTTGGCGCTCATTCGGCTCGCATACGGATTCTTCCCTCATTTTATGAGGACCGTGGCCGAAGCGTTCTTCAGGCTTCCCTGGGGTTAGGCCTAAAAGGCCTGGCCCCGCTCATGGCAGACAGCCGCCATGGGCCTACCCTTTTGCAAGGCTGTCTCGTGAGGTTTTGTGCCGATCCCCCACGATCCAACAGGCACAGGTTGCGACGCATGCAGCGTTTCGTCCGGAAGTATGTGCAACGCTATAAACCGATTCCAGCCGACGCGGATGTTTCTGTTGAGACATGGCTGGAAAACACCAACTCATACACTCAGGCCCGTAAGGACGAGTTGATGAAATGTTGGAAAGAGCACAATTGCCAGATCACAAAGAAAGACTTAGATGTGGCATCTTTCGGGAAACTCGAGGATCATGAAGAGTATAAAAATGCGCGAGGTATTAACTCACGTAGTGATCCTTTTAAGTGTGCGTCAGGCCCGTTTTTTAAATTGATGGAGGCGGAAGTTTACCAAGATCCAGCCTTCATTAAGCATGTTCCGGTGTGTGAGCGTCCAAAATACATCACCGACATGTTGGGTAGCTACGAAGGACCCTATTATGAAACGGACTATTCACAATTCGAGAAACACTTCACAAAGGAGATTTTGATGAACATTGAGATGGTTCTCTATGCGCATCTTCTCCAGAACCACAGTGGTGCGTTTGATTTGATCAGACATGCTATGACTGGAACCAATGCTTGCCATTTCGCCCACTTCGTGCTGTACATTGAAGCACGAAGGATGTCTGGTGAGATGTGCACTTCATTGGGGAACGGATTCACTAACCTCATGCTGGCTAAGTTTATAGCACATGAGAAGGGTGGACATATCGTTGGCGTCGTTGAAGGCGATGACGGTTTGTTCTATTCTACTGTGTCTCTGACTCCTGATGATTTTAAGCAATTGGGGTTTCAGATCAAGATGATCGAACACACGAACCTACTGCGTACCTCATTTTGTGGGTTGGTTATGTCTGCTGACTTGATCACGATGACTGACCCATGTAAAGTGCTTCTCAATTTTGGATGGACTCACTCCGCTATGTTGTTCGGCGGCGCGAAGGTCAAGCTTGGACTTTTGAGGGCTAAAGCTCTCTCTCTAGCCTATGAACATCCTCGTTGTCCCATACTGCATGCTCTAGCAGCACGGGCCTTGAAACTCACTGAAGGTGCACAAGCACGCTTTGAGTCTACATGGTACGAGTCTCAATTGAATTCTGAGGTGCAAACCTTCAAGAATTTGACCCAGCAACAATTTAAGCTGGGCCCTTCCGCTCAGTCCCGAAAGGACTTCAGCGAGCTGTTTGGCATTCCAATTAACCAGCAGTATGCGGTTGAGAAAGCTTTGGGCAAGGTCACTCTTGGCGAGATTGACGATCCAGTCATCTTGGCCCTTTTTGGTGGTCGGCGCTGGGACGATGCGCGTGACTACTATGTCAACTTTACCCATTACACCAAGCAAGGTGTATTCCCTTGAGCAGTACCGCAATGCGGGACCAGGTTGGTAGGTTACCCTCATAAACCTGCAAACTGTCCAGTTTCCCCGAAAAGACGTTAAACTTTCAGGGCCTAGCCCGGAACGGCTCCAGTAGGTGTCTGGTCAAAACACCCGTGTCTCGTTACGCAAACGGGGCCTCGGTCATAGCTCCTAACTGGCTTCTGTGTCACTCAACCGACCTCCAATTGCCTGAATCAGCTCCCTCACCTTGGCTTATCTTCCCTTCTTTCCCAGAAACTTTTGATTTGTTCAAACTTTCGTCGATCGGAATCGCACGGGGTGCGACGGTGTCACACCGGATGTGATCGCTGAGTGTTTCGCAGCTTAAGGCCGGCTCAGTGGG